AGAAGCCGAAGAAACCTAAGAAAGTAGACGACGATGCTCCTAAGAAGCAATCTTTAGATGATGCATTCGCCGACCTGATGGGCGACGAGTGATGTAGCGATATCAAGCGCCGGGGAAATTAAAAAATCCCCGGCGCTTGAACTATTTTATTGTTAATTGGATAATAAAGAAAACATGGCTAAAGCAAAAGAAGACGCACAATCATCAAAAAAATTAGAGGTAGATTTTGCTGCTGAGCTTATTAGAGATATCAATAAAGAGTTTGGGACTAGAATTGCTTACAATCTAGCAGAAATGGACGCTCCTACAATCGTGAAGCGTTGGATAGACACGGGATCTATTCAACTAAATTACGCGATTAGAAATTTTCTAGGAGGCGGGTACCCCGAAGGTAGGATCATAGAAATCTCTGGAACTCCTTCGGTTGGAAAATCTCATCTAGCATACCATGCAGCATCAATAGTTCAGAGCATGGGCGGTCTTGTGGTTTACGTAGATACAGAAAATTCTGTCCCTGTTCAAAAGCTAGCGAACATGGGAATCGATGTTCGCAAAAGGTTTGTCTATTGCGATTCTCATTGTACTGAAGAGGTTTTTTCTATCATCGAATCTACGATCTTAAAAGCAAAACAAGTAGTAGATAAGAATATTCCAATTTTAGTTATTTGGGATTCTGTTGCAGCAACCTCGCCGAAACAAGAATTAGATGGAGAGTATGAAGACAACACAATAGGTCTTCAAGCCCGAGTTATTTCCAAGGGTATGCGAAAAATCACGGGCGTCATTGGACAGAACAATGTAACTCTTTTGTGTTTAAATCAATTGAGGACTGCCATTGGAGTAATGCACGGAGATCCTGATGTCACGCCCGGCGGTAAAAGCATACCTTACCATGCCTCAGTGCGGATTAAGCTTAGTTCAGGTACTCAAGTAAAAGACAAAAATGGTAACGTAGTGGGTATTCACGTTATTGCAACCATCAAGAAGAATAAGGTAGCAGCTCCATTTAGAAAATGCGAGTTCGATATTATCTTCGGTAAAGGAATTGTCGAAGATGAATACCTTTTTGATGAGATTCGTTCACACTGTAAAGCCAATGGTCCTGTGAAAAGAGATGGTCTTGAGATTAATGTTTCAGGCGAAGGAGCTTGGAAAGAACTTTCGGTCATCAATTCAAAAACAGGAGAAGTTGTCGTAGAGAAAAAATTCTATAAATCAGAATTTGGCGACATGCTGAAAGATGAAAAATATCGCAGTCATCTTTTGACGGCTATCGATTCTGCTCTTGTAACGATCGGCGGAGAACCTTCTGGCGACGGAGACGGTGAAGGAGGGGTATCCGATGAGTGATATATTCTGGATTCGATGTGAAGTGGATGACGATGATCTGGTGCCTAAGTATCAGACTCAAGGATCAGCAGGGTGCGACGTATACGCTAACGAGTACCTAATGATCAAACCTGGTCAAAGGGCTACTGTAGCGACTGGGTTAAAGATTGAACTGCCTCCTGGATTTGAAGCCCAAGTCAGACCTAGATCTGGGTTAGCTGCCAAATATGGTATCACTGTTCTTAATTCTCCAGGAACAGTAGATTGTTTTACTTCAAATTGTTTGATTTCAACTCCTGCTGGAAAAAAGCAAGTATTTGATTTGAAGATAAATGATGTCGTGTTTTCTATGAATGAACAGACTCTTTGTGTCGAAAGCGATGTGATAAGCGCAATTGTTGATGTAGGTGAAAAAGATGTAATCAAATTTGTTTTTGATGATGACACAGAACTGTGCGTAACTCCAGGAACGATGATTTATACTCGAGATGGGCTTAAAAGAGCTGATGAGCTATCATATGATGATGAAATTGTAATTGACCATGATACTTAATTATCATGGTGAAATGTCTAATTTGTAATCTAGAAAAGAAGTTTTCTATAGTTGAGCATCTTCGTAATACTCACAAAATATCAACAAAAGAATATCGACTGCGGTTCAAAGATGCAGAAGTAAAATCTCTTGAAGCAAAAGAGTTGGTCTCAAAAAACAATCGTAATGTTTGGTCCAATCCCGACTATCACAAGAAGATGTGCGAATCTCGTCAAGTTACTCATAGAACGGATGCATTTCGAAAAAAACAATCTGAAATAATATCAAACACATATGCAAACGGTCATAAAAACTGGAATGATGGACTTACAAAGCATGATGATGAACGTGTTGCTGCGGTTGGAAAAAGAAATTCTGCGCTTTTGACAGGTCGCACAAAAGAAACTCATGATTATCTAAAAAATCATAGTGATTTTATGAAAGAACACGTCTCTGATGAATTTAAATTTCGTCTGTCATGGACGGATGAAAGAAAAGAGCAATGGAGACAAAAGATTAGTGAAGGTGTTTCTGAAGCTATTTTAGAAGGTCGTTGTGGATCATCAAATAGATACAAAAAAGGGTGGTATCTTACTAAGATAGGATCAAAAGAATTTTACGATTCTTCTTGGGAACTTGAATTAATGACATTTCTTGACACAACATCGCTTTCATGGACAAAAGCTCATGGGTATAAAATTTCTTATATCGATGAAAACAATAAAACAAGACGTTACATTCCTGATTTTTACATCTACAACGATGACAAAAAATGCATTTTAGAGCTAAAAGGATTTAGCTTCAACGATAATAAAATAGAAAGAAAAAGTTCATCTGCTGAATTGTTCGCCTTTAGCATTAATGCACGCTATTTTTTGTCTTTTAGCCTTGATGAATCGAAAAAATATATCATTAATTTTTTTGGAGAAAAAAATGAAGTTTGTAAAAATTAAAAATAAAACAACGCATAATGAACGATGTTATGATCTTACAGTAGAAAATAATCACAATTTTTTTTGTAATGATGTTCTTGTTCACAATTGTGACTATCGAGGGGAAATTAAGGTCATTTTGTTGAACACAGGTGACGAAGAATTTATTGTCAATAAAGGCGATAGGATTGCACAGTTGGTATTTTCTCGAGTTTTTCGTGGGATATTCCAACCAACCAACAGTTTGTCTTCAACGACCCGCGGCAGTGGTGGATTCGGTTCTACAGGCAAAACATGAGTTCAGATCGTCCCATCTTGGTTATTGATGGAGCAAATCTTTTTATTAGGTCATGGGCGGCATACCCACAAATGTCGACCCATGGCTATCAAATGGGAGGTTGCATCGGTTTTCTTAAGACGTTGAAAAGAATCACAACTGAGTTACAACCTTCAATGATTTGCGTGGCATGGGAAGGCGGGGGTTCTCTAAGACGTAGATCAATTTATCCTGAATATAAGCTTGGTAGACGTCCTGAGAAGCTCAACCGTTTTTACGGAGATGATATACCTGAGTCAGAAGAGAACAGGAAACATCAGCTTATTTCTCTATTGAACATGCTAAAAAATTCTCCTGTTTGCCAAGTTTACGCCTCTGATTGCGAGGGTGATGACATAGTTGCGTTTCTTTGTTCGGGGCCATTTAAGCAAAATAAAAAGATCATAGTTTCTTCTGACAAAGACATGTATCAACTGTTGGATGCAAATACTTCGATCTATTCTCTTCATAAGAAAAAAGTCTTGACAGTTGATGACGTCTTTGAAGAATTCCGAATAAAACCCAACAACTTCGCAGCCGCCAAGGCGTTATGTGGAGATCCTGGAGATAACATTCCTGGAGTAAAAGGGTTGGGGTTTAAGACGGTTTCTAAAAAACTTCCTATATTGGGAACAGATGATGATCTCTTGATAGAGGACATCATTTCGTTTTGTCAATCCAGGATTGGAGAATCTACTGTTTATAAGAAGGTCGTAGACAATCAAGATTTGATCAACAGAAATTGGAGATTGGTATACCTAGATGGTAGTATGTTGTCAGCATCTCAAATTTCTAAAGTGCAACATACGTTAGATACATTCGTTCCGCACGTTAATAAGATCGGATTGATCAAAGCCCTCCTCAAAGAAGGAATCAACGATTTTGATGTTGAGGCATTTTTTTATTCAATGAACTGTATTGACAGCGCGAAATACGTGACTGGTAACTAAAATGTTAGAAAACGAAAATAAAAACAAGTTAACCTTTGGATCTTACGGTAAGTCTTTTCAAGAGAAGATCATGCAGGCTCTCTTGACTGACTCGAAATTTGCCGAGCAGATGATGGAAGTGTTTGACACTTCTTACTTTGAGTTGAAGTACTTACAGTTCCTTGCTGATCGATACTTTTCATATTCAAAGAAATATAAGGTTTTTCCAACCCTTCAATTGCTCGTCACCATTATTAGAGAGGATTTGAAGGTTGGTACAGACGTTATCCTTCGAGATCAAATCATTGAGTATCTCCAAAGGATGAAGGCCAATCCAGATCCAGGAGATCTGCAATTTGTTCGTGAAAAGTCTCTTGACTTTTGTAGGAAGCAGGCTCTAAAAGCAGCTTTGGAAAATGCTGTTGATCAGATGCAGGCAAACAAATATGAATCGATCGTCGAATCGATTAAGAAGGCCGTTCAGGTTGGCACAGCTCCGTCTGTCGGTCATGACTTCTTTAACGAGATGGACGCTCGATTCACACGTCTGAAACGTGACACAATTCCGACAGGCGTACCTGAGCTTGATAAGAAAGAGATTCTGCAAGGTGGTTCTGGTAAGGGAGAACTTTTGTGTGTTGTCGGAGGAAGCGGAAGCGGAAAGTCTCACTGGCTCACAATGATTGGAGCCAATGCTCTGCGTGCAGGTAAAAACGTCATGCACTACACCTTTGAGCTATCTGAGACAGCCGTTGGTATTCGTTACGATTCAAACCTTTGCGACATGGATTCTAATGAAGTCATGGATCATAAAGACGAGGTTGCTGAGAAGTATAAGAACATGAACCTCGGTCGACTTTACATTAAGGAATATCCAACCAACACAGCGTCTATCTTCACGATCCGTTCGCATATTGAACGTCTCGACCTAAAAGGTTTTAAACCGGACATTATCATCATTGATTATGCTGACATCATGAGATCAACTCGTCAGTTTGATTCTCTTCGTCACGAATTGAAATTGGTATATGAGGAGCTGCGAGGTCTTGCAATGGAATTAGGCGTTCCAATCTGGACAGCATCGCAATCGAATAAAGAAGGAGCCAATAGCGAGATCATCGACATGACAAATATGTCAGAAGCTTACGGAAAGGCTATGATTTGCGACTTCATCATATCAGTCTCTAGACGACCACATGAGAAGGCTTCAGGCTGGGGTAGACTCTTTGTCGCAAAGAATCGAGCAGGTAGAGATGGACTTGTTTTTCCTGCCAAGATCAACACTGCTCAGAGTAAATTTGAGATTACAGGAGCAGCAGATACGCCAGAAGAAACTTCATCCTCAGATGAAGTTGAACAGAAAAAAGCCTTAAGAGCCAAATGGAAAGAACTAAAAAATGAATTTTCTAGTTCAAGAAACTTTTCGAGCGCAGAATCAGTAACAACGGTTGGAAGTTAAGATATAGTTATGCATCCCAAGAATTCAATGAATTGGAGACGGAACGTAATATGAAAACATACACGTATAATGAAGCATATGAAGCATCGTTGGACTACTTTAAGGGAGACGAGCTCGCTGCATCAGTCTTTGTTTCAAAGTACGCGCTGCGCGATTCTAAAGGAGGCATTTTAGAAAAGACGCCTACTGACATGCATCTGCGTCTCACTCGTGAGTTTGCTCGTATTGAAGCCAAGTATCCAAATCCTCTTTCGGAGAAAGAGATTTTCTGTCTCCTTGCTGACACTGATCATCTAGACGTCACACAAAAGTCGACAATGACGCTTGAACAATTGGCAGCCGAATCGCGAGGCATTGGGGCAGTCGTTCCGCAAGGTTCTCCAATGTCTGCCATGGGCAATCCATACAAGCTTCAATCATTGTCTAACTGCTTCGTTATAGCTTCTCCGCAAGATTCTTATGGCGGAATTCTATTCACGGATCAGGAACAGGCGCAAATCATGAAACGTCGTGGTGGCGTTGGTTTCGACGTCTCTACGATTCGTCCCAAAGGCCTTGCCACAGCCAATGCAGCTGGAACGACCGATGGTATCGGCGTCTTTATGGAGAGGTTCTCCAACACATGCCGTGAGGTTGCTCAAGGTGGTCGTCGTGGAGCACTAATGCTCACAATTTCGGTGATGCATCCTGAGGTTGAGACTTTCATCAACATCAAACGAGATCTAAAGAAAGTCACAGGAGCAAACATCTCTGTTCGTCTCACTGACGAATTTATGAATGCAGTGAAAGATGATAAGGAATTTACTCTTCGTTGGCCAGTCGAGGTACCTGTTGAAGAAGCTAAAGTTACCAAGATCGTCAAGGCTCGCGAGCTTTGGAATCAGGTCATCGATGCCGCATGGACTTCTGCAGAACCAGGTCTTCTATTCTGGGATACAGTCAAGAAGATGACACCAACTGAGGCATATGCTTCAAAAGGATACGCCAACGTTTCTACGAATCCTTGCGCTGAGCTGATTCTCAGCCCTTACGATTCTTGCCGCCTTCTTCTCATCAACCTCACAAAGTTTGTGAAGGACGCATACCTTCCCACGGCTTCATTCGATTTTGATAAGTTCAAGAAAGTTTCTGCAAAAGCGCAAAAGTTGATGGATGATCTTGTCGATCTTGAGATTGAGGCCGTCGATGCTATCTTGAAAAAGATTGGATCCGACCCTGAGAGTGAAGAGGTCAAACAACATGAGGTCAACCTCTGGCAAAAAATCAAAAAAGCTGCCTCAGGCGCCCGTCGCACAGGACTTGGAATCACTGGCATCGGAGATGCTCTGGCTTCGATTGGCGTAACCTATGGTTCTGAAGAGTCAGTTCATAAGACAGAAGAGATTTATAAAACGTTGGCTCTTTCCGCTTATCGATCTTCAGTCGACATGGCAAAGGACAGAGGATCATTCCCCGTCTATGATTGGTCTTTAGAAAATGAAAGTCCATTTTTAAAGAGAGTTATGGAAGCTGATAAGGCCTTATTTGCAGATTGGGTGAAATACGGTCGTCGCAACATTGCGTTGACAACGACTGCTCCGGCAGGGTCTGTTTCATGCCTCACGCAAACGACAAGCGGTATTGAACCAGCTTACCTTCTTTCCTACACACGCCGTAAGAAGATTAACCCTAATGACACCGCATCACGAGTTGATTTTATCGATCAGCTTGGTGATAAGTGGCAGGAGTATAAGGTCTACCACCACGGTTTCAAGAAGTGGATGGATGCCACAGGAAAGGTAGATGAGCAAATTGCAGAGTCACCCTACTGGAAGGCAACAAGCAATGATGTTGACTGGCCTATGTCCGTCAAGCTTCAGGCTGCTGCTCAAAAGTGGGTCTGCCATGCAATCTCTAAGACCTGTAACCTTCCTAATGATGTGACAAGAGAAGTTGTTGCTGACGTTTATATGGCTGCCTGGGAGGCCGGATGCAAGGGTTTCACTGTCTATAGAGATGGATGCCGTACAGGAGTTCTTGTCCAGGATACTCCCAAGGAAACCAATAAGGTTGACTCTGATAGCCAGCCAGAAACCATGATAGAAAATCATGCTCCAAAGCGACCGAAGGAATTACCATGCGATATTCATCGAATTAACGTAAAGGGTTCTGAAGGTCAGGAATCATATCTTGTCCTGGTCGGCAGGCTTGAAGGAAAGCCATACGAGATCTTCTGTGGCCTATCACATCACGTTGAAGTGCCGAAGAAGGCGAGGGTAGGAAATCTTATCAAGAATGGTAAGAAGGATGGGGTTGCAACGTATAATCTTCAAATACCTGTTGGAGATGACGACAACCTTATCTTTAAGGATATTGTTGAATTATTCTCAAATCCAAATCACGGAGCTTTTACAAGATCCCTCTCGCTTGCTCTACGCCATGGGGTTCCTGTTCAATACGTTGTTGAACAGCTACAAAAAGACAAATACAGCGATATGCAATCTTTCTCTAGAGTCTTGGCCCGCGTTCTAAAAGGATACATTCCTGACGGCGCAAAATCAACGTCTGACAAGACGTGTCCTGAGTGTGGATCTAACTCTCTAGTTTACAAAGAAGGATGCGTCACATGTAACAGCTGCTCTTGGAGCAAGTGTTGAGTAGTAATATGAAATTAAAAGCCAAAGATCTTCGTAGGATAATAAAAGAAGAATTTTCTAGCACAATTCCTGACTTTATGTTACGTCAAATGGCGGAAAAGTGCTCTGAGGATCTTAAACGATTGATGATAAATCACATTAAAGTAAAATCACCAGCTGATCGTACTTATATGATTGCTTTAGCTAACAAAGTATCTGAAGACTTGGAAGAAGAAGTAAAAAAGTTACTCGACGAAAAACTATCGGAGTTTTTGAATAGATCTTCTCATTGAGAAAAATATGCCTGCACAAAATAATAAAGTAGAGCTGATCGGGTATTACGGATCTGATGAAACCCACGCGCTTTCCGCGTGGACATCAACATCAAGAGATCTGACTGAAGAAAAAAAGAATAGAATACCTTCCTTGTTGAAGATGTTAGCTGAGAATGAACACCATTCTGTTTTTGAAAAATCTTCAATTCATTTTCTAGTTACCAGCGATGTTGCTTCACACATACACTTAATCAAGCATAGAATTGGCGTATCAATCAATGCTGAATCAGCTAGGTACAAGGAATTGAAAGATGATAAGTACTATGTTCCTGTTGATTGGGATAATGAAGAAGCGATTGCATATGTGATGCATATGGATCATTCTTTACAAAAATATCATGAAACTCTTGATAGACTTGTGCGAAAAGGTATGTCACGCAAGCGTGCTAAAGAATCTGCAAGATTGTATTTGCCTTATGGTAATCAGATCACTGCTGATGTTATGTTCAATTTTAGAAGCTTTTATCATTTTTTGAAGCTTCGGTATTCTGAGCATGCTCAATTAGAGATAAGGAATATCGCACAACAGATGTTGGAACTTGTCGTAGCATCCAAAGCATTTCCTGCTACTCTTGAAGCTTTTGGGTTAGTCGTTAACGGTGAGATCAGAGAACCTTTTTCTTGAAAGATTAAATCTTATGTCCAAGCTAATAGTAATCGAAGGTCCTGATAGAGTTGGTAAAGCAACTCAAACAAATTTTCTTTCTAATTTTTTATCATGGAGAGGTTACAAGGTCTTAACGATTGAGGTTCCTATTCGTTCTAATTTTGTTTATCACATCATCTATTGGATGCTAAGGAATGGGCTAGCAAAAAAGTTTCCAAAATGTTTTCAGTGGTTACAGTATTTTAATAGACAGATTTTTCAATGGTTCAGCTTGAGAAAGCTGGAGAAAAATTACGATTATATCATAATGGATAGATGGAGTCTATCTACGGTCGTTTATGGTAAAGCAACAGGAGTTCCATCTGAGTTCACTGAAAAATTACATGCTAGGTTAAGAAGACCTGAGTTCACCTTTTTATTGTTGGGTCCTGCCCACAAACACTCTGCTGAAGATGTGTATGAATCTGATGCTGAGTTGCAAGAGAACGTGAGAAGAATTTATCTAGAATGGTCAAAAGAGCACCCGGCTTCTTGTAAGGTGATTGACTGCACTCAACCTCGTGAAGTCATTGCAGAAGAGATTAGAACCAAATTGAGCGAATTAAATTTTTAATAGTGATTGTACTATCAAAGATAGATGATTTAAATT